ACCAGCTGGTCGATAGTATTGTCCCCAACGTTCCATGTCAAATGCTTTACCATCAACTGATGCTTCAAACATTTCTTTGATGACTTTAACTTCCGCTTCGTTTGGTCGCTTAGGCAAGAAACTGTTAAGATCAAACAATCCAAACTTGGCGATTGCCTCGGCTTCTGCTTCAGTTAACGCTGTTTCTTTACGTGCCCATTTGGATGTGTTGTAATCAGCATAACCACCTTTCTGTGTTTTAGAAATACGGAAGTCAAGACCAGCAGCATAGTCAGTTGGCATTTCTGTAAGTTCCGGATCCATCAAAGCAGCTTTAATGATTGTAAAGATCTGAGGACCAATAATAAATCTACGGATTGGATTATCAGGAGTCTTATCTTCACCAATGGGATTTTCCCGTACAAAGCCTTGAAAGACATAACTACGTTTCTTCCAATACTTACGACCCATGTCTTCAAGTGCAGGATCCTTAAACCAAGTACGAACTTCTGTTAAAATTGGACATGTTTCATTCCACATTTCAACACAGGGTACCTGTACGTATGTTTGTTTACTTTCAGCTTCACCTTTGACGCCGGCAAATGGAAGTTTGATAATTTGGCGTTCTACCCAGAAAAACGTATTTGAGGAATTGCCATCAGGTAAGAAACGTACTAATGCGCTAGTACCTTCTGTCATATTCCAATGTGGGTAAATTTGATTGTCGCCGCCGGTTTGACCGCCTTTGCTTGACTCTGCGGCTTGGAGTCTTGCGCGGATTTCTGCTAATGAGGCCATAATGAGTTCTCCTTATAAAAATGCCTAAATGTGCCTAAAAATTTGCCTAAGTGTACAAGCACCTGTGCATTGTACAATTTTATTTATCTCGTAGTCAAGGTAAAAGGCACAAAAATTTGTGCCTTTAGGAGAAGTTGATCAATGCCCTAATGCTAATCGACGTATTTTTGCCAACTCATCATTTTCAAACTGTGCATTTGGCACTGATTTCGTAGTTGCGGTAACCGCTTTTGGTGCTGGTGCAGATTTTAATGCTGCTTGTTTAGATTTATAAGCAGGGTCATTTTTTATTGACTGGGCAGCTTGACTGACATAAGCAGGATTCATCTTAGCACCTACTTCTTTTGGATCAGTGATATCGTTATCTTCTTCGGCCACTGGCATTGGTGGTACTACAGCAGGGGCTTGGGCACCGGCTGGTGGAGGTGCAGCCGGCTGTGCCACTGGTGGCGGTGGGGGCGGAGTTGGTACTGGTGGTTGCTCAGGCCCAGTTTGAGTTTTTTCTAAATCAATTTCAGCATTCTGTGGAATGTCAATGCCTAACTCTTCCATACGCTGTAACAAAAGTTCTCTAGCATCTGCATCAGGATCTTCCATGGCCAAGGCATCAAGCTTATCAAATAATTGATCGTCGCCAACTAAGTCATAAAGAAGTTCAGTGGCATTCGATGCATCAGGACCCACTGGTAAAGGTTGACTTAGAATTTGCGCAAGTTGTTCGCGACTTTTAGGGCTGTCTGGTATAGCCCATGTGCCTTCAGTAATCTTTTGGCTCCATTCTGCGAACTCATTTAATTCTTTCATGGTACTATCCTGTTGTAGTTTGGCTAAAACTGGAAGAGCCACTTCAATTCTTTGATCTAATGTTTGTTCTATAAACATATTTCTTAAATCTTCAACCATAATGTTACCAGTTGTAACCTCCATTGGTTGCCAATTTTCAAAATAGTTATTATAACCTTTGGTGTAACTTAGTCTTTTAATATCGCGTTTTAGAGATTCAAAGTAGATATTACTTTGTTCAATAATTTGTTTTGTTTCACCTTCAAACACTTTACCAGTGTGCGCTCTTCTAAACCGGCTTAGTATGTTTAGTTCTTGTACCATTTCAACAATATGTTGTCCTCGACTGTCGTAAGGACGACCACCTTGTCTAACATGTTCAAGCATAGCCTTGCCACCTGACAAATGCTTAAACGGCAGTCTAAATCTTTCGCCATCGGTGGTTTCAATAAAAAGTTTGTCAATATGCCTATATCTGGCATCATTTTCAGCTAATTTTCTTGAATGTTCAATTACTAATCTTGCCCCTTTATCCGGTGCGCTCCAGCTTAGTTTAGTATTACCTTGAAAACTTTCATTGATAGCTTCTTTGACTGTAGCCAAATCGCGTACCACATATTTTAGCTTCCCAATATTTTCAAGATTAAACAACATTCTATGACGTTTAGCAAAATAACGAAGTTGACTTACAAAATCAAACCACTCGTCTTTATCTTGAGGTTCCATGGTTCTACCAACGTTATCACCAAAATATATGGTCATTCCGTTATCTTCAGTAAACAGAACAATAACAGTTCCATAGTCTTTGCCAGATTTACTTTTGTAGTCAAACTTAATCATGTCTGCATCATCAGGATCAATAACATTGTTTCCTGTACTGTTCTTTTTTACAGGGTCAAAGTCCTTGCTAACCAGCATGTTGTAAAGTTGTTGTTGAGCAGTGTTCTTTTGCATAGTCTACTATTTAGCGCATAAAAGTGATAAAGGGCATAGGTTCAATTACAGTATCTCCATGATCACGCATTTGTGTGTCAAGTTCAATATGGTAACTTTGTAACAATTGCAGCATTCTGACAGCTAGTAGAGCCGCCATGATTAGATCATCTGTTTCTCCTAACTTTGCTGCATAACTAGTTCCAAATGCCACAAAGTTTTTTAATTCACTAATCAAGCTAGGACTATTGACCTGCATTCGCCCGCTTTCTATCAAATTCTTAAATTTTGCACAAGCAGCAATTTTTGCTTTATTAGTTGTGTTAAATCCTTTGCGATGGCGCCTACCACTAGATGGAGCATTAGGATCTGACAAGAAATAGCCTTTAATACGTTCTTCCCCATATTCTACAATACTGATTAAGGCTGCTTCGCCCACAGTATTGTTTTCTACAGAGTAATAAACATCTTTGACATCGCCTACAGTTTCATAAAGATGAGATACAATGTCTGCTAAAATTCTAATCTGAGCTGGAATATCAGTTTGATTGTGGCGCCATTCGGCTACTTGAATAGTAGAGTTAGCTTCAAAAACTTGTATTGCTGCCGGATCACCCCCGGTGCCAAGACTAGGATCAAGAGCTACTACGTAAATTTTATTTCGTTCTGGCTTTTTGTACCAACGGACCTGTCCAGTTTTATATAAGGGTTCTTTACCTTGTAGATCAAGTAACTTGATAGGAGAAATTAGAGTTTCATCGTTGATAATGAACTCGCACTCCATTTCACGTCTAAAACGTTCAATGCCTAGAGCAGCTCGTTGTTGTTGAGCCCATGCATCATCGCGTTCAGGGTGCTCGCGCCAATGCGCACGAAAGGCTTTGAAACCATTTATACCAATGTCAGTAGGGTTGCCAAATTCGTCTTCACATTTGTTAGCACCTTTCCATAATAAAGCAAATTGGTCTTCATCACTGTTTGGAGTGCTTGTTATAATACACTTACCGCCAGTGGCCAAAGTTGGACTGATAGAAGTCCAAAACTCTGTGGCCATTGTGGGTCTAACAAAGGCAAATTCGTCACAGTAGAGTAGAGAAATACTCATACCTCGTCCGGTGTTTTCAGTTGTAGTTTGACTAACTATACGACTTCCATTATCAAATTCAATACTGCCCCTATTATAACTTATTACACCTGCTCTAATATGATCTGGTACATTTTCATACCCGTATCTGACTCTCTGCATAATTTCTTGCGCACCAAGATATTTGTGTGCTGCTACCAGTATTGTTGAATCTGGGACAAACATAGCATACCAAAGCAGGTATCCGGCGGCCACTGTGCTTTTGCCAGTCTGTCGTGGTAGCATAGATATGCTAAATCTATTTTGATGATAGGTAGTAATTAAACGTTTTTGGTATTCAAACATGGTCATTGACATACGACCACGTGTTGGATGTTGAATATAAAAGAAATGATCTAAAAAGTACTCAGGGCCAGATATTTGATCGGCGCATTTTGCAAAATCTTCAAGTTGTTGTTCTGTATAAATTGTAGGCGCATGCGCTTTTTTAACTAGAACATTTTCTAATGTACTCATAACAATATTTAATTAAGTTTTGTCCAGATGTTAAAGTCTGTGGCAAAATGTTGTTCTACTATTTTACTAGTCTCGCTATCATACCAATTTAAAAAATTTTGCCCATGTATATTAGTTGCGTTGTTATGAGGAAACTCGGCAGTGATTTGCAAATACGCAGGTAAAAGTTTATTAATTTGCTCAAAAGGAAAAAGGCTAATGTTGACAAGAT